GATACAAATGTTACATTTACAGATAAAGATATAGGTAAAAACCTATACAGAAAAAAAACTTATTACACCCTTGTTGTCGAACAAGAGGTTCTAGCAAACAATAAAGATGAAGCTGACCAAATGTTTGTTGACAATGGTGGTATTGACCATTCAGAAATCAATTACAAAATTACAGAAGCAAAAAACGGTGTAGAAACATTTTATGTTGATGCAAGTTATTCAGATAGTGCTGAAACTGAGTATGTTGGTAAAGTTGCATATGAAGATGATGAGTATGCAAAAGAAGATGGTATGGTAGAAATTAATACCTATGCAGATGAAGTTGAAATACCTGGAGATGTGGATACTACATTAGATATGGAAATAGAAACAGAAAGAGGTAGATAATGATGAAATACAACGAAGATAAAATCTTAAAAGAAATTGGTGACTATATCAAATCAACATATGGTCAACATTACGCTCAAGTAAAAGAAGGCGTACAAGTGCAAGACTTGTTAAGGTCTTGTGGTATTGACAAAGATTTCTGTCAAGCCAATGCAATTAAATATCTTGCAAGGTTTGGTAAGAAAGATGGTCGTAATCGTAAAGACCTTTTAAAGGCTGTACATTACATTGTATTATTAATGAACTCGGAGGACCAATAATGGTTACAGAATTTGCAACACTAGAAGCTCTTAATGAAATTGATGATGCTTTTGATAGTGGAGATATGGCTACCGCCAAAGATAAATTGATGGTATTGAAAGACAAATACCAGACAATGTGTGATGAATTTGACAAATGGGCTGAAGAAGAATCCAAACGACAATATGAGTTGGATTTTGTGGATCCTTCTAAAACCGTTACGGATTGCGTTTAATGTCAAAAAACGAGGCGCCAGGATGCGCCAGGAACGACTTTAAGAGCTGCTCGAAGGTCGGACTATGGTCGAAAAACCGTCATTTATGTCGAAAAGTGCGACATTTTTGACCAGCAATAAGACTTGACAATATCCACCAATTTTGATAGGATATAGTTATTATTAATTATGAAAGGACTTATGAATACAAACAATACATCATTTAGATACGACAAAGAAATGCTTTTCAAAGAATTTGCAGATGCAAAAGCAAAAGACACTAAACTAGGCAAAGGTGATGACAACAAAGTACACACCAATAGAATTGCCCTTTTAAAAGAATACATCAAACTAGAGGCCGAGATGCCTGTTGTTTTCAGTGATGTAAATATCAACTTCAATAGATTGTTAACTGCTTATCAATCTGTAAATCCTAGAGACCATTTTTACAAATCAGTATTTGGTAAAACTTTTGAACAAGTACAAGCCGAAAGAGAAGCTGATGATTGGAATGAGTCCGCTGAATTAAAAGGAATTAAAATATAATAATGGCTATCATTTATACAAATACCAGTAGTGGCACATTGAGAAAGAACGCAAAGAAGATGAACAATCTATCTGCTAATCAACTTTCTCAATACAAAGAAGATTGTCGTTTGTATAATAAACATATGAAACAAATTGGTTTACCAAATCATCAACTTAATTTAGAAGATTATATCAAGTACAGATTTGGCAAACTAAAAGTCAAAACTGTACACATTGTAGGTACATATGAGCCTGATAAAGTTTACCGAAGAGAAACACCTGATTATCCTAGTGCAGTTACAAAACTAGGTAATGGTGGTACTATTGACCACAAAGAAAGACAGGAGCGATTAGAGATTTCAAAACAATATTCAATCGTACCTGCTTATAACAAAGGTCCTTATATGGTCGTTGGTAAAGAGGACTTAAAAACAGCTGGGAGAAAAGTATGAACAAATCAACTATTGTTGCAATTGTAGGTATTGTTTTTGTTTTTGCCTTTATGATTAATGATGCAAAAGCAGACACAAGTAAAGTTACTAATTGGTTTCAAAATGAGTGGAACGAAATAGTTACTTTTCAAAAAACTAATTGGTCAAAAGGCCAAGAACAGTTAGCACAAAACAAATTACAGGTACAAGACTTGTTTAATAAGGTTAAAGAGTATGTTACACAAGATTAGTCAATTCTGTGATAAAATAGATTCCGTCAAAAAGATGGCAGATGATTTAAGGGTGTTGAAATACGACACCCCTAAGTCACACGAAAGAGATATACAAATTAATTCGTTAATAGATATTATACAGGCAGATTGTTTACTATTAGCACACGACAAAGGTAATTATGAAAAAGTTGATACCAGCGATACTGGTCCTACTCCTACTGAATGGTTGTAGTACAAACAGGTCACAATTTGGTGCAGTAATGGGTGGTGCAACAACAGCGGCTACTTGTGCTCAGTTTACCACAGACCCAGCCGCCATTGCAATTTGTACAATGGGTGGTTCGTTTGCAGGTGCAGAAATTATGTATAACTCAGATTATGATGTTCACAATGCAGTATTCGTAGACCACTTAAACAATGGTCCTGCCGGTTCAAGTTACACAAACTGGTACAATCAGAAAACAGGAAATTCAGGTATTATTAAGACTACTAGGTCATATATGGTAGAAACAATCAAATGTAAAGACTATGACGCAACAATTGATATTACTAACCAGTGGCCGTTAGTTGGTCTTGGTGGTGTAAACAGACGAATGGTGTTTGGTACGGCTTGTCAGTTACCAGACGGAAAGTGGGTAGAAAAAAATGACGGATAATGATGTAAGAACAAAGATAGAACAATTAGAGAACGAAATCAAAGAATTAGAAGATGAAAAAGATTTAACAAACAATCAATCCAGGCTTGCCTTTATTGAAGATACAATATATAATACAAAGGATAGTATAAAGAAATTAAAAGGTTATGTGGGATCCTAAACAAATAATGATTAGAAAATATTTGACTTGGTCATTTATATTGATTATATTTTTATTGATTACAGGCGTTGCTGTAAGCGCTGAAAAAGAATATTACAGTAAAATTAAACCAGTTAATCCTGCTGAGGTTAATGGTCAATTTTGTTATATAAAAGTCGTTATCAGACAAAAAGGTGACGAGATTATTAAAGAAGAAATTTTGGAGTGTGCTGACGGTAGAAACAGATTTGATGGTCCTAGTTATTGGGAACTGTTTGCTCAGTTTTATTACCGAGATGTGAGTACGCCAGAATATTGCAGGTACTACAGTAGACCTGGACACGCTTTTAAGTCGTTCGGAAAAGTGTGTATGAATAAGGACGGTGAATGGGAGGCTCAATAATATGATTAAGAACATTATTATTATCGCTCTGGTAATCTTTGTATTTACAAGAATGGATGTGTCTATGGCAGATGTTTTAAATGCTATGCAATCTGGACTTGACAAAGTGCAAGAATTACTGTATATTATGAAGGAGAAAGTATAATATGAAAAAATATGTGAAAACGATTGGTGCTTTGAGTATGGTTGCCTTGTTAGGTGCTTGTTCAAGTACAAGTTACACAATCAAAAAAGAAAATGCAGATAGCCTTAATGTTGTACCAAAATGGTATATGGCAGACATTAATGAAACAGATGCTTGTAACTTAGATACAAACATTATCGGTCAAGTTAAAGAAAAAGACAAAGGCAGACAATGTATATATGGTGTTGCAACAGCTGTATCGCCAGACTTACAACTTGCTATAGAGAAAGCAAAGATGTATGCTAAGTCTGAAATGGCTGATATAATTATGGGTAAAATGAACAAAGAATCCAAACAGTTTATTACTGAACTTGGTAAGACAGAAAAGAAAACAGTTGTTTCTGAGGTTGAGAGTACATTAGTTAACTCAATCAAAAATACACCAGTGCGAGGATATGAAATCTTTGCTCAGGATGTAACACTTACTAAATCTGGTTATTACAGAGCTTGGATTGGTTTGAGATTGCCTTTAGGTGAGTACAATAAAATGTACAACTATAATATCGAACAGGCTGTTGATGCATATAACTTAAAAGATAAGGCTCAAACTGCCTTTAAGAAAGTTATGGAAAGTGCAAACAATGACAATCCAGATATACAGTAAACCTAATTGTGTGTATTGCACCAAAGCGAAAGCTTTGTTGAATGGTCTTAATGAACCTTTTGAAGAAAAAATGTTTGGTAAAGATTTCAATACACCTGAAGAATTGTTTGAGGCAATTGGTAAGAAAGTTAGAACAATGCCACAGATAGTTATTGATGGTGTTAGTATTGGTGGTTATAACCAATTAGTAGAATACTTTACTGATAAAGGTAAAGTTAACTTCAAAGGTGAAATTATAGATGGCTGATGATAAGATTATTTTGTTTCCACAGAACAAGATTGTAAACCAGAATAGAGTTGGTAACAATGTTAGTCCTGAGGAACATCAACGAATTGTAGAAGAACAAACAAAAGAATTCGTTGAAAGTACAGTTGATGATATTGCATATACTTTATTAGATAAGTTTATTAATGCAGGTATCAGAACTAAAGAAGACACTTTTACAGTTGACCTTGCATTGGCCATTGATTGTATTAGAGGTTTGATTTATAGAGATTTTAAAAAATATCATCCTGCTCAGGCATTATCTGACAAGATGGTACAAGTAAAAGTACACAGAAACGGACAAAAGAGTGCTAAGTTAGACTATAGTATGGTTATTGATGAGAAACATAAACCACATAGACCATTGTCTGTTGATGTACAAAAAGAAGTTAAAGATATATCGGATATGGAAGGCGTGGAATTTATTCCAGACTTTGACCCCGATAATTAAAAAAGAATTCAGACAAGCCAACTACATATGTACGCTTGCCTTGTCGAATAGTGGCGACTTAACGCAATTTGAAAGGAGTAACAATAATGTTACAATATATTATGAACAAGCTAACATCTAAAGGAGAAAACGATATGGCTAGAACAAAGCAAACTAAAACTGAAAAGGTACTAAACCTTTTAACAAAAGGTCAACCAGTATCTTGGAAAACTCTAAGAACTAAGTTTGATTTAACTTCACCAGCTTCAATGATTGGTAAGTTGAGAAACGAAGGCTTGATGATTTATGAAAATAGAACATCAGCAGGCGTTTCATATAGAGTGGGTACACCATCAAAAGCTGTTATTGCAGCTGGTCAAGCCGCTTTATTTGGTAAACAAGGTTACGCTGCCTAATTATAGGTAGAACCTAGTGTTGAGGGGACCAGACCGTTAGGCAGGTCCCCTCTCACAATTTAAATGTATATGACAGAATTTAAAAACGGTATCTTTAACCTACTAAAAAAACTTGGTACAACAAGTGTAGGCAGAGCTATCGTTTATACTATTGGTCACATTATCATTGCTATGACTTGTAACAGATTAATAACTGGTGCAGAATGGAAATTAGCTGGCGCTGATGCAATAGTAGAACCAATGATTAATGGTTTATGGTATTACCTATTAGATAGATTGTGGACAAAAAAATGACAAAGTTTTATAAAGTATCACCAAAGTTTAAGAAATCAATTTACGAATATCAAACTTATAGAGATGATGACAAAGGCGTTTCTTGTGAAACGGAAGAGATGTACCGTTGGGGTCATTGTGTGATTAAAGTAGAAAGTGATGAAGAGCTAACAGAAATTATTGGCGACAAAGATGATGACTACAATGAATTTGAATTTGACCATACAGTGACCGAAGACCAAGAGGTAGATGACCAATGTTCTTTCTATTTCAATGATGTTAAAGGTATGAGTGTAGAAGAACTAGAAGAAAAATATGATGAAAATGGTTATGATTATTTACACGAAACTTTTGGCGAACCACAAGATTTTTATACCGTTTATCACGGTACACTTAATGTAGAGGATGTTACAGATGAGTGGCAAGGGAAGTAAACCAAGGCCTATACCTGACCCTAAGAAGTATGAGGAGAATTGGGATAGAATATTTGGTAATAAGAAGTCAACAAAAAAGAAGGATAAATAGTTTATACTGAATGAACTTAAAGGAGAAATCATGGTTACACAAAACCCAAATCTAATGTCTAAGGCCTCTATGGCTGCTATGTCTAGCACATCAGGCTCACAAGGCATATTACTTTCAGAAATTTTAACTAAAGTTAATAACGCAAAAGATAAACCAAAGAAGATGGCCGTATTGCAACAATACGATAGTCCGTCATTAAGAATGATACTTAAAGGTGCATTTGACCCTAATATCAAATGGGCATTACCAAGTGGTACACCACCATATATTGCTAATGAAGCACCAAAAGGTACAGAACACAGCTTACTAAAAAACGAGAGTAAACGACTATGGCATTTTGTAGAAGGTGCAGATGCAGAAACTACAAAGACACAAAAAGAAACCATGTTTATTCAAATGTTAGAAGGTTTACACGCCGAAGAGGCAGAACTGTTACTTGGTGTTAAGGACAAAAACCTTAATAAAAAATACAAAGGTTTAACAGCGTCTTTAGTTAAGGAAGCGTTCAACTGGAACGATAATTTTCTAAAAATAGAGAACAAATAGAGAACTAAAGTGTTGTATTTTTGCAACACTTATTCTCTTTCTTAATAAATCGTTGATTTTACTTGCTTTTTTATTTAAAAAAAAGTGAAAAAAAGCGAAAAAAGTGCTTGCCAGTAGCCCCCTTTTAGTGTATTATATAAATATAAACAAAAGGATATACTATGAAAAAAGTGATAATTGGTTTGTTAGTGTTTTGGGTTGGTTTCAACCTGACTTACAACCATGTAAATGCTGGTGAGTATGACAAAGCCGTTCTTGGCCATGTCATTACAAACTCATCCGAAATAGATAAAGAAAAACTGTTTGAAGCAGAACTGGCCAGAATTGGTCACAAGTATGCTTTGGAAATGGTTTCTATTATGCAACAATACTTACCTAGCATCATTGATGGTGCTATGGCTGATTTAAGATTAAAACTTGACGAACAACATAAGTGCTTATTGTTAAAAGACACGAAAATTGCCGATAAGCAGTGTCAGTAATTGAGTTTTTTGAATTCGTACACGCTATCATACCATATGAAGTGAGAATGGTAGTGTATGTGGGTTTATTATTCTACTTGTATGTTACACTAAAGGAGAAGAGAAGTGCAAAGCAAGAAAGCAAAAATAAAGCGAATGATAAAGTCTGAGTGCGAGGCTACGGCCAATAGGAAGTATAAAACTACCTATAAAGATATCAAAACATATTTTGATTTAATCAATAAAAGTATGTTCTATGGCCAGTTGTCGCCATTCAATGATATCAATATTCGTAATTTGATTAGACAGAAATGTTATGGTCAAGTATGGATTAAAGACAATAAAAAGAAAGGTACTCGTTGGTACCTTTTAGAGATGAGTGACTATTACAAAAACAAAGAAGAGTTTTTGAATACACTTGGCCACGAAATGATACACTTGTGGCAAATGCAGAATTGTGGTGATACAGGCAATCACAATGCCTTGTTTTATTACCATAAGAACCAACTCAAACAAATTGGTTTGGGTAACATTTAATAACTGAGAGAGGACTATATAATGCGTAAAGTGAAAGAACTAGACCACCACCTAAAGTCGATTATCGACAATGTGCCAACTAAAATCATGGATTTCCGTGATAAGAAACTAGAAAGTAAGATGACTTACTATACTGGTAATTGGGCAACAGATGTAATGAACAATTACACTGAGAAGCAATCAGAAAAAATCTTTAAGAAGATGTCAAAAATTATGGATGACCCCAATTTGGCTTTCTTTCAAAAGAGAAACAAAGACATTAAGATTGGCACTTGGTCAGAATATGGTGAACAATCACCAGAAACCATTACAAGTTTCGAATACATTGTAATGAGGAAGAGAGGTGCCTAGTGGCACAATTCGTACACAACTTAAAGATTGTTATTAAAACAATCTTAGTAATCAGTGTCATTGGTTTTATCAGTGGCACTTTTTACTTGTACAAAGACCAAGGTGAAAAGATGGCTGCTAATGCAGAAAGTGTACCAACTAAACCAGATTTTGACCATTCAACACACCAACAATTTATAGATAACATTAGAGAATGTGTTAACTATATCTACGACACAACTACAGACATAACACCAGTTAATTTAGAATTATTAGTAGCACAGGCGGCCTTAGAAAGTGCCTGGGGTACAAGTAGATTTGCTGTAGAAGGAAATAATTACTTTGGTATTCGTACATATGATTTAAGAGAACCACATATGTTGCCTTCAAATAACCCTAAAAAATGGGGTGTTAAAGTGTATAAACACGGTTGTGATAGTGTACAACATTATATGGACATACTAAATAATGGTAGTGCTTTTGAAAAATATAGAGAATTGAAATACAGCGGTGAAAACAATCCATTTAAATTAGTCGAAACATTAGATGCTTATGCTACAGATGTACATTATTTTTCTAAAGTAAAAAGTATTATTAAGAAAATTAGAAAAGAGTATAGTTAATGTTTGGAATTTTAATTACATTTTTAAGTGCCATTTCTATATCAGCAATTGCAGCTGGTTATAGTATCATTGGTCTAGCCACCCTATTCGCAGGTGCAACCCTACCAATTATTGCTATGGGTAGTGCATTAGAAGTAGGTAAACTTGTGGCCGCCTCCTGGTTGTACAACAACTGGCGTAATGCATTAGTACCTAAAACTATAAAGGCATACTTGACAGGTGCAGTTATAGTTTTAATCTTTATTACATCTATGGGTATCTTTGGTTTCTTATCAAAGGCGCACCTTGACCAAGTTAAACCACAATCAAGTAACAATATTAAGATTGAATTACTTGATACACAAATCAAACAACAACAAATTATTATAGACAGGTCACAAAAGACATTAACTCTATTAGACCAGACACTTGAAAAGTATATTGATATGGAATATGTCACAAGAGGTCTAAAAGAAAGAGATAAACAAAAACCTGAACGAGATGCTTTAACGCTTGCCATTAATCAGGCAAGTGATACAATAGCAAAACTATCAAACGAAAAAGGTAGTTTACAATTAGAACAAGACAAGATTGAAGCCGAAGTAGGACCAATCAAGTATATTGCAGAATTAATTTATGGTGATGAGGCAAAAGACCACTTTGATGAGGCTGTAAGGTGGGTAATCATTATGTTGATATTTGTCTTTGACCCTTTAGCAGTGTTGCTATTGATAGCGGCTAATATATCATTGAGGAGTAGAAAACTTGAACGACAATCTCAAAGAGAAAAAGATGAAGAGGATAGACTTGAGCAAGCAAGTAAGGAAAAAGAGAAAGCTTACAAAGAGGCTGCTAACGCAAAAACTAGAGCGAAAAGAGTCCGAGATAGAGAAAAAGTT